ATTTCATTTTAGGATTTTTTCCTATCATCCAAGCTGGAAAGTATATAGATGCAAATTCTGATTTAGTGTGTCTAGGAGGCATATTTACTATGAGCCTTCCTTTTTTATTTTTTGCTATCTTTGTAAACTCATGTGCTATGTGTTGATGATGTCCCCACTTATCTGGATTACTATCAGTTCTACAAATAAAATCTGGCCAAACATTCTTTACAAAATACAAAAAGTTATCTTGACATAATTTTATATGTTGAAGCCACACTTTTTCGAGCCTCTTTCGTAGTTGATCAGTGGTCATCAAATCTGTATTAGTCATATATATTTACTATACCCTCGGGTCCCCAAAAAAGAAACCCCTTTCATTACAAAGCTGATTACTTGTATATCTCCTACAATGTTAAGGTAAATAATGTAAGAACCTAAATTTTGATAGTTAAAAATTAAAAAAAATAAATTTTTTAAATTTTGGATTTTGACTGGTACCTCTATTGGTGGGAGCCACACGCCCCACGTGTATGGGGCGTGTGTTTAAAGATTAAGATTTTTTCAAGTCCTCTACATATTCATCAATCCGATCATATGCGAAACTTTCTATTGACCCTAGTGACATTGACTTCACCATAGTGAAAGTGTGCAATACTTCCCCCTTTTCGAGTTCCAATTGCCAATTGCCTTCAATGTCTTTAAGTGGTCTACAATTAATAGACCACCCCTTGTAAGATAATCGAGCCATTATTTTACAACCTTTGTTTTAAGTTCGATTGCTTCACCTTCAACAATATATTTACTATATATTTCTGGGTGATTTTCTTTAAAAGATTTAACATCAAATCGAGTAGTATTTTTTTTGGCAATCTCAATATAATAAGATTTACTTTTATATTTTGAAATTACACTACCACCGAGAACCTCGACAATTGGTAAGGCTTCCTCTTTGACATCAACCCACAATTTATTGTAGGCTTTCCGTTGTGCGTTTACTTCACAAGCTTTAAACAATTTCACATTTTCAATTGGTGAAAGTGTTCTTTTCTGTTTTTTTTGTACTGACATTTTTATACTCCTTTGTTAGTGTTTTATATGTTTTGTACATGTCCCAGATTAATAATATTTAATAAGATGTAAAGAAAATAATTTATTTTTTTTACAGCCCCAGGTTGTGGGGCTGTAAATTAGAATCGTTCTAAAAAAGAAGTATTAATAATAATATAATTCCTATAGTACCCGGAAAAAATATCACGAGTCGCATTATAAAAGCCAGTAACCAATCCATCAGGCTACAGCTTTGATGAACTTATTATTAATTTTACGGCCTTGACCCTTAGCAACTAATCCAACAATCACGCCCCTCGGATCTTTAAAACGTAGATCGTGAAGATCTCCATTTATAACTTTTTTATTAAGCCATTTTTTGGGTAACTTATCTTGGAAGACAACGGCCACATTCGAGCCCTTAGCTATGGCTGCAATGATGTCCGAGTCGTTACGGCCTGAGTCGCTAAATGTTACATGATAATTTTTTATATCATGATCAATATAATTTAAGACTTTGGTGTAGTCATAAAATTGCACATCAGGATGGAGCTGCATCAAATTCGAACCTCCATCAACTTTCATACGATGCCATGCAAGGTCACTTGTACCGTTTAATCTTACAGCGAATTTGAAGCCCTGGTTTTTAGCCCGTTTTTTTAACTGTTCTATTTCACGACTCAGATCCCAAAGAAAAGCATTCTTATTGGTCCAGAAATAATTAGTTTTATTTAATCTGGCCTTCTGTACTGAGCCCATCTGGCCACGGCCTGAAGTATTTAAACAAGCTGCTGCACACTCAGGAGAAGCTTTGGGACAGACGTTTTTACCACTTAATGTAAACGGGGCCAAATGAAGGATAGCGGTTTTATATCCAAACTTCTCCCCCTTAGCCATTTTAGTTTGACTGTAATAATTAAGAAGCGGCATGACTCACCTCCGTCCAATTGCCGTCAACCTTAGCTAGTTTAATATTAGTACTGTAAACGCTGCCCGCTTCATCGAAAAAACCCAGCTCCGAGCCCTTAGCATCTATTAGAATAGTTTTCTTTATGCCCTTGCCTTGCTTTGGACTCTCCAGAAGCTTTCCGCTGCATAATATAAACGGATGAAGCTGATCGCTTTTTATTTCCTGGCCTTTTTTTAGATCTTTAAAGTGTATCATTTTTTTTCTCCATGTTAGTTAATAGAATCTTATTATCACGGGACGGTTACAGCTGTCAACTTTTTATTGTAGCTGCTACAGACTCTGGACCAATTAGACTCCAGTCCAGGTAAGAGCTGCCACGACTCCGGGACCAATTAAAAAATAATTTTTAAAAAATGTTAATGTAAAGTATTACGAAAAATCCCATATAGATAGTTAAGCGTACACGCATAATGTTAATATACACATAAGGAAAATTTTCCATATATTAAGTTAATCATTCATTTTATTTTCCATATACAAGGTTAATGGTTCAATGTTAATGAACCATATTAATGACTATCCCATAGGGATAGTCATTAAGTTATGCGTGAAGCGTGGTTATTGCGTCAAGATTTTTTCAAATGCGTCTTTCAAATTGAGTGATGAGTAGGCACGAACCAAGCGTCTCGGTTCACGAACCACGAAAATTTGTAAATTTTGAGGGGGTCTCTGCGAGAGGTCTTCTCGCAAGATAAACGAAGTGCCACCATTCTTGTAATGTGTTAAATGCCAATTAATTTGAAACTTTGTAAGACCACAATTCTTGACATCATTTGACTTTAATTCAATCCAAATACTTTTGTTGTTTATCAACCAATAAACGTCTGGAATTCCATTGATTGTATTACTTTCTATGCGAAAAATTTGACCTTTTAAGTTTAACTTTTTTATTCGTTGCCAAAGATTTTTTTCAGATTTTGCCATTAACTTATTAAGTCAATAACATAAAAAAACCCCTAACTCCACTCTCGCATTGTTAGGGGTTTAACTAGTCAGTTTTATTATATATTTTTTAATCTCTAAAACAAGGAATACAAGGGAGTTCTTTCAAATTTGTAAAAATACTCCCACTCTCATTTCCCTCATCATCTGCACTTGGAGTTAAAATAACTCCATTGTCTAAATAAAGTTCACAAGGTTGAAAACTCCAACCATGCACTCTTTCTGTTTCTTTTGGATTTAACCATTCAACTCTGACAATTTTTCTTCCTACCAAATGTTTATCTACTAGGTTTTGCCAATATTTATTTTTTGCCATTATTACTCCTTTTTTGCCATTGTACTTTTTTTATTTAATTGAACATCTAAATTGGTTGCATAATCCCAAACTATAATAAATCTCTCTAGCCAATTAACTTGTTTATCTGTAAGTTTGTCATTCCACATAACCTCTTCATCTGCACTACCTAATGGGGACAGTTTCTCTCTGTCCCCAAAATTATTATAGATTTTAACTAATCTATCAATACTAACCATTATTTACTCGGTAATTCCTTTAAAGTGTTTTGTGGAATTGTCATATTAATATTAGTTTGTTTAGCAATCATTGATATTTGAGTTAAAACTTCTGACCCAATCATATCACTATGTAATAGGTCTGTTGCTTTTTCTTCTAACTCTTCAAGAGTTTGTATCTCTTTACCTTTTTTTGACTTGTAAAATGCTTCCTTTGTTTCTGTTTTACAAGTGTCTTTTAAAAAGTTTTCAACTCTTTCTGATAAATCCAAAATTTTACTTTCATAATCATATTTTGGTATATCATAACTAATCCAAGATTTTCTTGTCTCTGCCCAACCAACTAATTTTTGAGAGATTTTAGAAAAAAGTTTTTTTGCCAACTCTTTTTTCTCTTCTAATCTTTTGGTATAGTTTTTGACATAATCATTAAAGTCTTTTTCAACTTTAATATAATTGATTAAGTCTTTTTCAATTCCCAATCTTTTTTTGAAAATTGGAAAGTTCTTTTGCGTTTGTTCATTAATCTCAACTTGATGTAATGAAACTATTGCGTCTCTTTTGTCAGAGAATTTAGAAGATAATTTTTTTAACCAATATTCTCTGTTGTCTTTGCTTATTTGTTTAGACATTTTTGCTCCTTTGTTTTTGTTAGTTTAAAGTGTAGTGAGTTAAACCCATAATATAAAACCTTTTAGGACACTACACAGATTATTTTTATTTTTTAACAATCGTTAAAAATAATCAAAAAATTCTTTTATCCAATAGTAAAGCCACCACAATTTTCACAGAATTCTGCAAACTCTTCAACATTCTTAACTGAAAAAGGGTAAGAGGCATCACTATTTCTTTTATTATATATCTTATCCCATTTGTCATGATCTTCTTTTGGAAAATCTTTTGGTGCAAGATTACTATCTTTCATTTTAGTTTGTACTTGTTTAGTATGTTCTTCAAGTTCTTTTTCAACTTTGTCGTTATGGATTTCTAAAGTTTTTCTTCTTGCTTCCCATTCTGCCTCATATCTTTTTGTATGACCAGTTTTAATTAAGTATCTTAATTGTTTAGCAATCATTTCGGCTTCTTTTTGAGATACCTCTGAACAATCATTATATCCCCAACTTTCTTTTCTGTCCTCTGGAATAACTTTTGTTTTTTCTAAAACATAATCTGCAAGAGGTCGCCACCACCAAACATTGTTTCTAAAATAAGTACCACTTTGAGAAGTGTATTTATCTCTTAAATCAAAATACTCATCTTGTTTTTCTTTTGATAATTTCCACAAATTATCTGGTCGTTTTGGTTCTTTTAAATGTAGGTTTTTTGGATTTAAACCAGTTATATCAAATCCCATTATTGCTCCTTTGTTAGTTTATTGTTTTTTTTTAAAAGCCATTGTTTAAACTTCCACCTTTTAAGTTTAGCTTTATTTTTGTTTTTACATTCAGAAAAAAAATCATTTAATTGAATGTTAAAGGTAGGTATTGGTTTTTTCATTTTTGCTCCTCTCATTATTGATAAACACCAAAAGGAATATGTTCTTTTGATTTTTTAACTTCATTACAAAGATTTTTAAATAATTTTTTTGCCTCTGTTAATGAATAACCAATATATCTTTTTGATACGTCAACCTCTTGACCAGTTTTAGTTTTTACATAATCGCTTAAAGTAAAGCCGTCATGGGAATGTTTTTGTAGTATCATTTTTGCTCCTTTTTTAGTTTTTTAAGAATAGAACTTAAATTTGAAATAACAATATCTGGTTTTGAATTTGCTCTATCTTGTTTTTCTCTTGTTGCTAAATCCAAATCATCTGAAAGCCAATCAAATAAAAAGTCTTTTTCTTTTTTTGTTAGTTTTAAAAACATTCCTTTTACTATCCCATGTAAATAAGATATGCAAGAACTATTTAATACTTAAAAAAGCTAATAAAACCAATACAACTAGAGTGGGAATAGGGTAAAATACGATTAATCTTATCAAAAATGCAAGAAATTTGTCCATTTTGGATAGATATACGTAAATAATTTAATTACAAGTTAATTTTTTTTATTGATACAATTACCGATGTAGGAATTATTGTCGTATTTCCAATATTATCAAATGTAGGTTTATCTTTGGTCTCTATAAAATCAGTAAATATTCTTGTTATTCCTTTTGCTTGACTTAATAAATAACCCTTTGAAACGCATACTGGGAGTTTAGAATTTTTTAAACTTTTTGTATCTTGCCAACCACTATCACCCTCAATGTCTAACCATTTTATCTCAACAAATGGATATTGAGTTATATCATTTCCTAAATTTTTAAAATTAAAATTTAAAATTTTTGATTTTTGAATTTTTTTATTTTTTTTCTTAGGTCTGCTCATAAAATAAATCCCATATAGATAGTCAACTATTCATTTTTTTCCATATAGATAGTCAACTATTCATTTTTATCCTCAGTTAAAATTGAAACAATACCAATTGAAGTATTTAGATGAGCATTATGAACTTCATTAAATGCAATCATCCAATCACTACTCCGAACTAATTTCTGTTGGCGTGACGTTAATGATATCTTTCGCTTCTCCGATTTTACCTTCGAGCTCTGATAATCTTTTTTCAAGTTGTTCACGACTCATTCCCTCCAATCCGACATGTGTTACCTCTTTCTTATCTACAAACATACCTGCCATTTGTCCAGATCTATACTCTGCATTGACAGCTACAGAGAATTGTTTTTTATCCTCTGCTTTTTTACTTAAAGTTTCAAATCTTTTATATTTTTTTAATTTGTCACCTTCATGTTTTTTAAGTTCTTGGTTATACTTCATTTCCATATAACGCACTACATGTGGGTTTTTATTTGGATCGGTTAATCTACTTGCAATTTCTGTGGGACCTTCAGGTTTATTAGATTTATAGCCAGCTCTTTTAGCAGCTTCAACCTTAGTAATCTCCCCCCAATTACTAACATATATATCAACAAAGGCTTTTTGTTTAAGTGTTAGTTCAGCAGTAGATTTTAATGTGTTTTTCCTTTTGGTCATTTCTTGACCAGATACTACCACAAGTTTCTCCCAATACACTTCTATAGAAACAAAATAATAAAATTTTTTTAGCACAAAATGGCCTCTCTGTTTCATATTTCTGCCATATTCCTAAAACTAATGATATTTTCCTGGGAAATTCCTGGTGTTTTCCTGGTCTAAAATGCT